CAAAGTACCCACCACCTAGCCCCAGCACTGCTCAAACAGTGTCTGGGAATCCTTATGGCTTAGGCAATGCGCGCCATGCAGCCTCTAGGGCTACGCCGTCCTCAGCATGGCCACCATTCGATTGTGGGGCAAGTTCTACATGAATCCAGCGTCCGTTTTTTGACCCACCGTTATCAGTATCAGTCCACAGTTTCCAGCCTGGCTTGCCGTTTCTGTTACAGCGCCAGCCCTGCCACGTGCCGTTAATAAGACCGCCGTAATCGTGCACTTCTTCAATGCCTAGCTCTTTGTAATACTTGACAAACCACTGCATTGCTTGCACAGCTGCAGCGCGTCCTTCTTTGGTGTCCTTAAAGCCAATGTCTGCAGCTCTGCCACTTGCGTGCACACTCATGCCTTGCCCCGATCGCATCTGCCTAACCACCAGGGTGCCTAGGTTTGTAAAGCCCCAACGGCGAGAACAGAGATCAACAAACTTTTCGGTGCCTGCCATTTTGGCGGTGGCTGTTTTGTCGTACCCGGTGTATTTCATGGTGCAGGTGGGTCTTTAGGTCGGTCTTTGAGACCATTACCGGCAAGAACACCGAGCAGTCCACCTGTGAGGGTGGCAAGCATGGGTGACAGTACAGACCATGCAGCGTCATCATTGGGCGAGACCTCAAGCGGTTGTGTCACAAATAGCAATCCGTACAGCAATGCCAAGATGGAAGCAAGAAAGGCAAGTGTTAAACCGATGGCTACGACAAAAATTAGTCGTGCTTTTATTTCTTCGTTTGTGTGTCTGTTGTCTGGTTTCATACGCACTTTCCGCCTGTGCCGTATGGGGGCGCTGGTGTTGTTGGGGTGATTGTTTCGGTTACGCCTCGTAGGGCTTTGTTTTTGGTTGGTGGGCAGTTGAGGCGCTCACGGTCTGCGCAACTACTCAGGGCCAGACAGGTCAGAAGGCTGAGGCAAATTAGCGATTTCTTCATCGGTTAGTTCCCTTTCTGTGGTTTCGCCTGTGATGGCATCGTGGAATGTTCCTTTTGGTTTTGACATGGTTAGCCCTTTCGGTATCCGTAAACGGTGATAGTTCCACCAGTCATGGTGTCACTAGCCTTTGAAAGAACAAAACCTGTAGCAGTAGAGGTAGAAGTGCTGTAGGCGTTAAAACTTGCATGGCCATTGCCTGCTTGAGAAAAAATAGTGCCGTATTTACGCCGTGCCACATTGGGATTAACAATTTCCCAAATAATTACAGTTCCCGTTCCTGCAACGTTATTTACAGAACTAATAAAAGAGGTTTGCGCTGCTGGCCCGTAACCAGTTTGTGTCCCTACAGTCCAAGAGCCAAAAGAACCGCCGACAAAATATGAACTACCCGTAATGCCTGAAAATTGCAAACTATGTGATGCTGTGCCGTTGGTATCTAATACTTCAATCAATATTCGATAACTGTCGTAAGTGCTACTGAAACAGTTGCTTACCGTGACGCTTGTAACGCCAGAGCCAATAGTTGTGCTACTGACATAGACCAGCCCTGAGTTTGCCAGATACGTGTTTGTATCGGCAGCCGTCAGCACCTCACCGGTCGTAAAAGTCTTAATAGCCATAATTAGAATCCTAACTTATTATTGTTTAGTGTGCCGTAAACAGCATCGTTCAAGGTCAAGAACGAATAAGCCTCAGCAGAAGAAAGATACACAGTGCCACGCGCATACTTAGGAGTCACATTAAGAGTGAAACCTTCCAAAATGCAGTTGTACTTAGTGCCTCGCAAAATAACACCAATGCTGGCACCCAAAGTCGTATTGGTTAAACCAGTAATGGCCGTAGCAGACGACTCAGCCTCAGATAAAAACGACACAGACGAAGGCACAGTAGAGGACACAGAGAGGGTGTTTCGGACATAGCCAGCAAGGTTTAATGCTTGGCTTTCGGACACATCATAAGATTGGAAGTCCCTAGTGAAGTTGCCTGTGCCGCTTGTCTGCTGGGCTAAACCCGAAGGCGAAACGGTTACTTTTGTTGCGTAGTTATCGGCCATTGAGCGAAAAGTCACTGCGCTGTAATTAGCTGTTGGTTTAGCTGTAGCCACTGTGCCGTCAGTAAAGTCATATAGATATCCAATGCCCGTAGCTCCAGCCCTGCCAATCCAACCAATCGTAGTTAGCCCAACACCAACAAGGCGAGCCTGTTCTGTGGTCGCCAAAGTTTGTAAAACATTCAGCAAGTTTGTTTTAGTAAAACTTTGCGCCGAACAATAAGACGATGACGCAACAGCATTTAGAGCAACAACGTCAATAGAAGTAGCGTTAGCCGAATTAAAAGCAGCTGTGTAAGTAGCAGTGCTAGCCGACCAACTTACGGTAGTAATGGCACGACCAGCATCAGCAAGCGCATCCTCGCCTTGCACAGTCCACCTATCTTCACTAGCAACAATCCCGTATTCGATAGAACAGTTGGCTACACGGCCGTCATAGATCAGTGTTGAATTGCAATACACATAGATTTGGAAACCAATAGCAGGGGTAACAAACGTGCTTAAATCCCTGCCTGTGACACTAATAGTTGAAGCACGAAAAGGGTCTTGGACACTTTGGCGGCCCATAGATATATCCATTGACTGCACATTTGGTACGGCGCTGCCGTTGATGTAAACAGTCCAAACTTGCGCTGTCATCAGCCGCTCACAGTTATGGGTACTGAACCGTTTTGAAACATGTAAGTACGCAAAGCATCTACTACAGCGTTCGGGTCGCCGCCATTTACGTTAATAGTTACGCCACCACCCATACTGCCCATCTTTGACAATGGGATAACAGCCTCTGGGCCTGCCTCGCCAATCAGGGCAAAAGTAGGGCTAGTGACAATGCCACCGGTAGCCATTGCTTTATAGTCAAGTCCTGCAGGGTTTGCGCCACCAGCTGCACTACCTTCACCACCTAAACGGCCGAGGCTAATTTGCCCTAGCGAGCCAATGTCTTTGCCAGGCTTAATCAAGTTAATGCCCTTAATGACTACGTTAATCATGGTGATAAAAGCGTTAGCCATAAACTCAAAGTTACGCGCCACCTGATTAACGACAGCATTAACTACAGCGCGGAAAGTATCGAACCTTTTGTATGCCATGACTAGGGCAACACCTAAAGCAACAATGCCAGCCGTGATCAGCACTGCAGGGTTAAGCGCCATGGCCGCATTAACCAAAACAACTGCAGCGGCTAAAGCACCAAACGCAACAGCGACAGCAGTAATTAGTGTCGGGTTGTTTTGTGCCCACGTGGCGAACGATTGCAAGACTGGTAAAGCCTTTTCAAGAATGGGTAACAGTGCAGCGCCCACACCTTCTTTGGCTTCACCTAGTGCAACGCCTAAACGCTTCATAGAGCCTGCAGCAGTGTTAGCAGAATCAGTAGCAGCACCGCCAAAAGTGACAGCCATTTCAGCCATGACCTCTTCCATGCTTGCGCCGTCTTTAATCATCTGGCGTAGTTCTGGGGAGAGTTTTGCTAGGGCGGTCATGTTGCCGCCATACGCTTTTTCCATAGCCTTAGTCACAGTCTCAAGACTTATGCCTTTAGCAGCTGCAATGTCCATAGACAAGTTGGCGGCTTTCTGGGCTTCGTCAATGTCCATAGTGGCGCGCACCAGTCCAGCCAGTGCCGGGCGTAGCTCGTCATCTGTTACGCCTTTAAGTTTGCCCTGCTGGGTTATGTAGGACTCGACACCAGCAATTTGTGCATCAGTGGCTGCAGTGGTTTTTTGTAGCTGACGCGCCAGCATCGCCTGTGCTTGCTCATCTTCCATAGCACCCTTGACAGCATCACCGAGGCCAGCAACTAAACCACCAAGCGCTACAGCTGCGTATTTGTTGGCTTTGCCTAGCGCATACTTGGCTTTGGCTTGTGCGCCTTCTAAATCCTTAAAGCCCTTCTCGGCTTCCTTCAATCCCTTAGGGTTAAATTGCGTAACGATTGGTAGGTAAATAGCCATTAGCCAGATGTCCTTGCTTGTAGTGCTCGATTAGCGTCAGCGATTACTTCATCCACGGCTCTCATAATGTCAGCAGTTCCTTGCTCTGCAATAAAAGCGCGTGATCGCCATAAGCCGCGCTGGGGCCTGCCAAAAGTGTTAGTCAGTAGCCGTGAAAAGTCGCTGTTGTTTTTAGACCCTGCCTGGCTGAACATTGCGCCAGCTGCGTTCTTTTGCACCAAAGTAACTAGCGGTGTGATGCCTTGACCACGTGCACGGCCACCCACCATGATTTGCACACCTTTGTCCACAGCGGTTTTGTTGTAGCC